CCAAGCAACGTGTTCCAGATGCCCTGTAGGATGTTTGTGGTGTCCTCTTGCGTCTTGTAGTTGCCAGCTGCAACGTTGCTTACCTCATTCATCGCACGGTTCACAAGCTCGTTGTAGTCCGTTGATGCGTTTTGGTAGTTAGTGTTGAGGTAGTTCTGCGTATTCTGCATATTGCCAAGCTGGCCCTGCAATGCACGCTGCCTCTGAGCCTCTGTAAGGCCTGTGCCGCCATACTGCTGCCGGATGCTCTCTGGTAGCTTATTGATGGTGGTATTGATTTGGTTTACTGCGTCACGAGCAGTGGTGTATACACCGCGAGCTTTGTTAATCTCGTCAGTGTTCATGTACTTATTGCGCGCTTGGTCATAAATGTCGCCATACGTCCGCCTATTTTGCAGGTGTGCGTCGTAGTTAGCCTTTGATTGGTCGGCTTGGGCTTGGTAATTATTGAAAGCCGCTTTGCTGGCGTTTTTTGTACCTTGTGCGTCTGCTATTCTTGCTCCAAAGTCCATATTTAATTCTCCTTTACTCTAATTTAACACCGCTAGGCGTAGATAAGCCTGGCGTTAAGAGTATCGTCGTTCCAATTCGCCAAACGAACCCTTACCGGCGCGGTAATTCTGGACAACGAGCTTTTTATTAGCCTCATCACGCATATAACGTTCGTTGATAGCGGCCTGTTCGTTAATGAGACGCTGCTGAGTAGTGATACCTCTCCACATGTAGCTATTGTCTATAGCGTTCATACGGGCAATATGAGCTTTCTCCTCTGCCATCTGGCGTTGCTGAAACCTATATGTATCAATAGCAGATTGAACAGATAGAAGGTTGCGGTTAGCCACCGTGGTCATCTTGTCCCAAGCCTTCACGTTCTGCAGTGAGGTTTGCCAGTCGTTGTAACGGCGTCTAATACCATCCCAGATAGAGTCGTAGTGCTTATTTGCTACGTCTATAGAGCGGTTGAAAGCATCCTCAACGCGTTTCTTGTACGTATTGTTGGTTGTCATGTATGTAGCCTGGTATCCTGCCATCTGCTGGCTGAGGCCGCGTAGCTGTTGTTGTTTTGCCAAGTCTCGCTGGGCTTGTGTGATAGCCGTACCACCGAATTGCTGCCGAATAGACTCCGGCAACTTATCGATCATTGTCTTTGCGCGGTCTACATTAGCCTTGGAGGCGTCTACGTCAGCCTTGAGGTTGCGTATTTCATCAGATTCTAGATATTCTTTGCGGCGTTTCTCAAACTCATCACCAAAGTTTGGCATTGTAGCTGTTGCTGCGTCGTATGATGCCTTGGCTGCGTCCGCTTCACGCTGAGCACGATGCCATGATTCACGTGTTTGATCCCTATATCTTGTTGCGTCTGCTAATCGTTGTTGAAAATCCATGTTTACCTCACAAATATGTCTTCATTAGGGTTGTATGGGAATATGTAGAACGTAAAGTCGAACCACGAACCACTCAAATCTACCCATGTCTTGGCAAATTGATGGTAGCCACCGCCCGGCAAACGCTCTGAACGGTGTTGTAGCCACGAGCCAAGAGAGCCACGCACGTATATGTAGGTGTTGTCAGCGAATATTTCTAGTTTCTTGGAGCGTGTGTACATGTTGCGTAGCCAGATAGATGGCGATACCGGGTTATTAGGCAAGGGAAGGACAAAATCAAATGCCCCATATGAGAGCGGATTCCATAACGCACTACCTTCTGTTAGCATAAACGGAATATCATACGTATAATAGCCGATTCCAGGCGCACCAGGGGTAATAACGTTATTAAAGTCTACCGTAAAATTCTGATCTGCGTTGAACCAGCGGCAATACATACGGTGCACGATGTGAGCGCGCCCCATGCTCATAAAGAACGGCTTACGTGGTTGTCCATGCGGTATACGTATAAAATCAAAGTCTTGGAACTGTGTGAGGGGTATACGATCCCAACCAAAGGCATACGTCCAGTTGATCTGCGGTGTGTTAGGCTCGCTGAATATACGGGTGTTATTGTTGATCACAACACGTCTAGAGACGATCTGCGGTGTCTTATTAGTAACATCTGAGCCAAAGATAGGATACTTGGAGTTAAATATCTCCTCTTTAGTAACAGGGTCGATCACTTTCAACCCATAATCTCTACTACTGTATCCTTGAGCGTTTCTCGTCATATGTATATTGTAGCACTTGACGGTGATACCATTGGTGAGCGGATAATGACAAGAGAGCGGTTAGCGTTAGGGTTTTGCGTGTCATATGTGAATTTAAAGGCCTTTTCTGCCTCGCTCATCTGTACACGTGGCGTGTTGCCAGCATTAGTCACTAACCCGTAGGATGAAACCTGCTTACCTGCTATTGTCTCTGTGTACTCCTGAAAAGCATACGGTGTAACATCTGTCATAGCGAGAGAGTTAGGTAGCCAGTATGTAATGAGCCCAGCCTTGTTGCCAAAGTTTTTATTATTCTTAATGCCGAGTACCATCTGTGACTGTAGCCGTACGTCGACACCAACATCATTAAAGTCGGAGGTTTCCCCTTTCTTTATAGCGCCGTAGCGTGATGTTTTGATGCCATAGTCCCGTAGAGGTGTACCGTAATCAAACGACAGAGGTGAGGCAGTATATGGGTACTCCACCTCCTCTGCTATAGGGGTAGGGCTTACAAATACCATATTCAAGTCTGAGCGTGACCCGTCTGTACCGTTATAGTAGGGTGGAATAGCGTTTTTGTAGTAGATATACTCACGGTCTGCTGTCCATACACCTGGCTGATCATAGAAAGTAGGGTTCATAGCCATAACGAACGGTACATAGCCCAGGTTATGCCTCCATCTAAAGTAGTAGATCGTAGAGAGCCCAGTATTGCGCGCCTCGAGCAACTCACCGCCATAGTTAGCAGTTTGTAACCCGCCTGGTAGAGGTTGTCTGGCGTCTATGCCAAGCGGGGCTAGTATCTTTGCCTGGAGTATAGGAAATGACGAGTTAAAGAGCAGCTTATTGTCTGGCGCTGTCTGCGCGTCAAACCCGGGCATAGCAATCTTCACTCCGTAATCTCTACGCTCTACGCGGGACACTAGAAAGCTCCTTGTGAATACCCAAACATAGCCACAATACGACCTGATCGATCCTCTGCCTTGATGAGCCCACGGAGCTGCGTGTCGCCCCGTGTCTCACCTGTGCGCACCTGCCGTGGTGTGATTTGCTGCTGTTGCGCTATATTGCCCACCACAGTGTTCTCTATCTCCTCAAACTTGGTGGTGAGCTTCGTCTCTTTAATCTGAGAAAATGAGGTTTCAAGGCTGGCCGTATTAGGGTTGTATACTGAGTCTGCCATTACAATTTCATCTCCTCCCCGAGTGTTCGGGCATTAAGTTGCACAGATACGATCGTAGGAGGCTCTGGCGTGGCGTCTGTGGTCGTTCCATCAAATCCAAAGGTAATTTCCTTAAATCGTTTGTTTATCTCCATACGGACGCTTACATCGCCTTCTGTGGCTGTTTTCTTGCCGTACACCCACGGCTTGGCATCAATCTTGTACTTAGGAATAATTGTAGCACCCTTAGGAAGCGCACGGAACGTTACGCCCATACGGAGAGCCTGCTTATCCGCCCACGGCACACCGCCATCATACATGAGTGATTGGTAGCTAAACTTCTTGGCCGGCTTGCTGTCGTTGTCTACAACAGCTAGATTATAACGCGTGTCGTTTCTTGTCTGTATTCTGTAGCTAAAGTACAATGTGTCCCCAAAGTTCCAACACCCACCAAGCTCATACGTCACATCAGAGGTATTGTAGTTCCCGCTTGCCTCTGGCATATTGTACGAGTAATAAAATGACTCCGGATAATTCTTATCAACTGCACCCCATGAATAGATGCCGTGCCTCATCGTATAGAGACTGGTCTTGCTTGGGAAGGCAAACAACATGATACCGCGCCGTACCGTCATACAGTGCGGGTAAATATCTGTTGTGTCTCGCCTCTCTGAGTACTCGCTATGGCTATCGTTGAGTGTACGCACCTTGGTGAGCTGTTTAGCCCCTGTATAGGCGTACATAGCACCGTCGATGATCGTATAGGTAATATTCTGGTAAGTGAACAGGCTCTTTGGCTCACCCATTGGCGTATCAATCTTAAAGTTTAAACCATCTGCAAACCCATCCCAGAAGCCGAGCATCCCCTCTTGGAAGGATCGCCCAGGCACAGTACTCACCTTCTCACAGCCTAATACGACATACTCGTCATTGCTAGTAAGTGTTGTCACCTCCATACCGTTCTCAACAATCACACGGTGGCGGTTAAATTCAGTCTCGTCTACCTGTGTTAGGCCAGAAGGAAGCCAGTCAACTAGGTACTGATCGTTACCAATAAACAGCTTGCTACCGCCCCAGTTGATTATTGGGTGACTCTTGCGTGTCGTGCTAGTAAGCAGCGAGGCGAAGTATTGGAAGTGCAGGCCATACATTTTATCCTGCTCGTACGTTTCTACGCGCCAGTTCCCATCGCTAGCATACATGTGGATATGGTACTCTGTACCGAAGTTAGCGTAGTCACCAACCTTAGTCTCTGGAAAGTCGAAGTAGGTTATTTGCCCCGTCTGTACCTCGCTGGCGTTTTTAGTAGCGTGAGCAATCTCTTTGTTCTGGGCGTCATGTACGACAAGGTGGACTTGGCCACTACCCTTAGCATGGAATCGTACAGAGATACGTGTCATTGGTGATTGATCTGGTAGAAAAATGCAGGTATTCTCCTCATTCTCGATAATAGAGGTAGGCAGCCCATCACTCTGAGCTTGGCCGTTGATACTACTCCACCGATTTGTACCACCACCAATCCATTTGCCGTCACGATCTTTCACAAGGATCTGGGCTACTGTAGGATATGAGCTAGCCTTACCGGTAATAGTATCAATAAAAGACTGATTTGGTGATGTGGCGTTAGTGTATGCGTAGATACGGTCATTCCCAGTAATGTAGATAGCATCCTTTAGCCTCCAGTAGGTGAGGTCTCCAAATGTTCCATCAGTCCAGCCTGGGAGAAAAGCTGCAACCGTAACGTCATTGTTTACGTCGATCCTGTATAGTGTGCCGAACCTGTCAATTCCCCACCTTACACCGTCTGGGGTTTGCGTCATATTTACAATCAAGCCGCGAATATCACCGTCGCCTAGATTGCGCGCCCCAGGTAACACAGAGAGCCGGCTTGGGTTCTTACGCCCATCCATACACTCTGAGTCGCCATAGCTATTCTTGATACCAATCTTACCGTCTGTGCCAAATCCACCGTAAAACGATGTTTGGCTGATTATTGTGTCGCCTGTGTTGCCTGCTGCCATTACCAAATACTCCTTACTGGATCAGTGACCCGTTCACGGCCCATCATACTGCTACCACCCTGGATAAAACCAGAGGTTGTCGTCATACCGTAGACTGTTTTGTATTCTTGCACCATGTTATCGAACAATTGCTTATACATATTGGCGCTGTCTAGGTCTTTACGCATCAAAAAGTATTGCTGTGCAGCGTAATATACGGGCGCTTGGTGGTATTCCTCGGGGAATTGTGGGCATTGACCTATCTTGACCCGTGTCGTCGCTGTGAGGCCTTGATACGGAGTCTCAAGTCGTATTTCTCGGGCATTAACCACCTTAGCCACCTTGTACCAGTTACCATCGCTACCATCTGTGACCTGTAGCCACCCGTTATTCTCCATACTGCGCACAAAACTGTCCTGTGCGGCCGTAACTCGTGGGCTATTCTCCGTTAGAGACACGTTAGCCTCCCTATCTGCCAGCCCTAAGTCTTGCATACGAGGCTCGAACGTCACAATCATGCCGTTGGGCACGTCCTCTGATGGTGTTGGGAACAGTTCCATCTCTGTGCCGTTCTTGATAATGAAACATTCAGGCCGTCCGCTTGATTGCCCACTCGTAATCTTGTGCCACTCCTCGATACTGTGCACTGGAGTGATAGGATAGTAGCTATCACCATCCTTTATACGCACGTCTACAACCCGCACCATGTCCCTTGGGAAGCGATACAGTGATTTACCCTGGATAAGGTTAGTTTCACGCTCCTGGCGCACCCAGTAACGTCTCACGGCGTTTTGGAACAGCTTAATCCCGGTGTTAATATCTGAGACTGCTTTGCGCACCTCTTGTATATTGTCCTCATCGACGTTAATGAGGCTGATTACGTCCTGTTTTAGTTGCGAAAATGTCAGCATCTTTTATTCTCCTTTCTTTAATCATACACTACACGCCGCCACTCTTGCTCATCTCTAGTAGTAGATACTGGTTTTCGCCATTGTGAGGCGTCCTCGCGCCGTCTATCGCACCAAACTTGGTCATTGCTACGAACGTACTCGTGTTGTCTCCAAGCGCCTGTAGCCTCACTAGAGACGGGTAGTTTGCGCCACTCCTGCTCTATGCGATGTTGTGGTGTTGACCACACGTCATGGACGATTTGAGCCCTTCTAAAACGCATTGCTGGTGATGTGATGCGAGCTAACGCTAGCACAGCCGCAGGGGACAGTGTGTACCGCTCAATATCCATAAATGAAAGATCAGGGGAATTGATTGTGACCGTCGCTGTTATGTATCCAGGAGACACCAGAGAAGGAGGTGGGGGTGTATATAATATGCCGGTTTTGCTTATTTTAGCTCTCGCTACCACTGTTGGGGGCAAGATATAAGTCTTGCCTGGCTCTTTGTATGTGACATCAGGTTGCCATATATTCGCACCAGCCCACACCTCTCGAGCTAGCACAATATACTTAGCTTTGATGGTGGGTTTTGTTATCCTCACCTTAGCCGCAACGTCCGGTGTTGCAACGTCATATGAGCTAGATACTTTTACTGGCCAAACATAGCCAGCGTTATAGTAACCAGCATATGGGTTAGGACTATACGCATAAGAATTAATGTCTTTTGCGTGAATTGGTGCAGGCCCCACGACAGTCTCGCCATAATTTTCGTAAGATACCCATCCATACTCGACAATACCGCTATTGAACGTGTAGAGGCCGGCAGTTTGTGTTATAGCTCCAGGTATAGTGTTTGATACAACCTCCTTTGACCATGCCGCTGGCTCTATATAACCATCCTCCCACACCTTATATTTGATGTTTGGGCCGTTCCAGTTAGCTCGAACCCAATACCAAGTGTTTTGTTGATGGCTAAATGGAAATTCTGAGCCTCGCACGGTACCACGCTGATTGTCATATACCACGAACCCTGGAGTGTTGCCGTCACGGTATAAACTCACAGAATATCCATTAGCTGTTGCCCGCGAGTTGCCTGTAAAACGGAACCCAACAGCGCCAATGAGACCATCACCGCCAGAGTATCTAAACTTAACTAAAATTTCACCGTTATACCAGTTAAGGCTCTGGCCTAGTGCTGCGTAAAAGTCAGTGCCATCGTTGGTTATACGAATAACACCATCTACAAACTCAACATTACTGTTACCCTTATATATCTGTCTACTAATAGAGCTTATCGCGGCTCTCTGGCTATAGACAATTGTGGCCATATACTACCCCGCAACAACCTCAAAGTTTATTACTACAAACGGCGGCATTATCTCGAATGGCACATTGTTACCTGTCGCATTAATAGCACCACCAGCAAACGTATTCATGCCGCTACCCCTACCTGCGCCTAGGTTACTAAACCCTTGTTGGAGACCGCCTCCAAGATATTCTGATTGCCAAGCATTTTGCTTATAGTTATTTGGCGTTAAGGCCTGTGTTCTAGTACCGCCTTTCGACCCCAATGAACCTAATACTCCATCATACATAAATGGTGCTCTCCCCCTCATGTCACTGAGCATAAAGGCGTTTGCATTAACAATCGTCCCGTAGGCGGGGTTTCTGCGTATATGCTCGGCAAGGAGGGGAAATTCCTCGATACGGTATGTTGACCCATCCATGAATAGTCTACCAGCGCCTGGTGAGCTGTTCATAGTCATAAATATATCACCTACCCTAAGGCTCTGCTCGTAGTAATGCCCAATAAAGAATAGTGCACCAGCAGGGAACGCCTTGGCCGAGGTGCTTTTCTGCCCCCTAACAATAGTGTACGAGTCTGGCCCGGTGCGCGCTTTCACTAGCACAATCTCGCTATTTGAGAAGGTGGGCAGTTCATCTTTGGGGGCAATAGTCACAAAAAACGGCTCAATAGGGAACGAATTGATGCCACCAGACTTGAGTGTAACAGTGGTGGTTGCTGCGTTTATTGATGAGTTTAAAAACCCGATTGATAGGTTTGACATTATGCCCACTCCTCCTCGTAGCGTTTCTTGTATATATAGCGATACTCTGGTATTTCGTCTTTTTCGCGACCGTCAGTAGCAACACTAATTGGATAGTCCCCAATATCCTGCTTCATATTGTCAAAACCAAAGCTGTATTTGTCGCCTTTTATCTTATTATATTTTTCTGCCATTATCAATTGTCTTGGGTAAAAGAAGGCAACCGGCCTACTACTGAGATACATCATACCCGTATTATCATCTATATCTAGATACTCTCCAGTGTTAATCTCTTTTGCTGGGATGGCGTAGTTAAAACGCACCCTATTATAGGTGAGCATCTTATTCATACCAGCAGCTTTTCCCTCGCTTTTGATGAAATGTAGAAAAGGAGCACCGTATATACCAACCCGCGGGTTATCTGTAGGTATCACTGTGTCAACACCAACATGATCGGCAATGATAATCTTATCTTTATACACTCTCGATAGAGCACAATATTTACCCACTCCAGAGAACACCAGGCTCCCAAGTTCGTCCATCTCCTTTTTATACGCCTTTACTCTATCGTCGAAACTATCCATCTCTACTGTACCTCCATCCCTATAGCAGTAGCGCCAATATTAGCTGTGCCACCTTGTGACATTTGCACTGGAGTAACCTCTACAACTACAGACAACTCTTGTGCACCAGTGTTAGCGTATACGACCCACTGGGCGTTACCAGTCTTTGTGACAGGTACGTCATTGACAGCTGGAATAGTGACTTTCTTTTCACCGGCTGTTGGGACGGTTAGGTTGTACGAGCCAATGTTCTTGTTACCAAGCGACACAGCGCTGATGCCAGCATAGTTAGCTGGCTCGCTAGAGCACACATGTACCACGTTTGCTCCCTTAATCCTGTCTACGAAAGCCTGCCATGATTGTATTGATACTTTGTTTGCCATATTCTATCCTCCTAGTTAATCTTATGAGCGCTACCGCCCAGTTCTTTAATCATATTTTCTTTTTTCTTTAGATCCTCTTTTGTGAATAGCGCCGGCTTCTCTGTTGTAAACATAGTCTCCTTGCCAAGTAGCCCGTACACTGTGGACACAATAAACAAATCTGGCATATTTTGCGGGTTGCTATAAGCCATCTCGCCAATTCTCTCTATGACATGACGCCCATGTTTAGCCGACATAGACAGCACGCGGCCATCTACCCATGATTTGATAGGTTCAAGGGCATAGAGCACACCTAAGTTGTCGCCCTGCTTCGATTTAACACGCACAGAGTTGACAGTAAACTCAAGATCAAACCCGAGTATCCTCATGTCATCTATCAACCATTTCAGTAGGTTTGTGTTCATTATTTCTCTCCGTTTAATTCTACCTCTCATTATACACGTACATAACAAAAACCAGCCCTCACCAAGATAGCTTGGTAGGCTGGTTGTGCACATCCATAATAACACAACGCCCCTGGCTTTTGACCACGGGCGCTATGTATAACCACAGTAAATTAATTAATTATACTTGTACAGTCGATCACACGGCGTCCGGACTCCGGATCACGCTGCATTTCACAGTATACTCCAACTAGATCAAATAGGCAACAGTAATTCATCAAATTCTCCGACAGTATTCACACCAGAGAATCCAACAAACTCTTTAGACAATAAAACAGGCTGAGCGCTCACGATCTTGTACTCTGTAAAGTAGACTTTGCCAGTTGGCGCAGTAATGTAGGCGTCCCCATCCTTCTCAAACGTCACCACTGTTGTCTGGCCATTCTTAGTCACAGACATACGGTTAATGTACAGCCCACGGCTCGCTCCTCGTGGTATATACCGTGGCTTTATCACTTTCTGAAAATCCTCCGGTGGCGTAATGGTTATCTCACCGTTTCTCCACTCGATCATAAGACTATCTTGCATACGCTAATATTATAACCCCTAGGTATCCTAGGGGTCAATAATACAACAGCTGATTGTGAGCTATTTGGTTGCGCCAGCTTTAGCGGCCACAGTCACAAGACCAGCAGCCTGGAGGCCGAAGGCGATACCATCGTAAACCACCTTGTCGGTAAAGACAAAGTGTCCAGTAACAAAGTAATAGCCAATACCTGCTGCGACAGCGAGAATAACCTTGGCGATGCCGCCCCACTCCTTTTTGTTGAACATGTCGAACAGCTTTACGATTGCTGGTACGATAAGAACGTTTAGTGCTTCCATTTTACTTCTCCTTTATTTTTTAAACAAACCTGTAATAGCGTCTAGGATCGCCTGCAAGATGCGTCGAATATCCCCAAGGATAGTTGTGGTGTCCTCAGCCTTTGGCGCTTCCTGAGGCGCTTCTACTGCCCTCTCCTGCGGCTTCTCTGGCTCTGTTGGTGGCTCTGGCTCTACATGCTGAATTTCTGGCGTTGGTGCGTTTTTGATGCGTTGCAATTCCTTGTACTCGTCGCTACGACGCAGGTCATCTGCTACCATACCCCAGCTCCAACCGTTACGGATCTGATTGCGGTAATGCTCAATGCCGCCTTCGTCTGCATCGCGCTCGAGAATTTCTTTGTAGAGGCGCTGAATTTCATTAGTCTCACTGTCGTACGCTGCTCGTAGCTCGTTGTTACGTGCGTTACGTCGTTCTGCCACAGCTTTACCTTCTGCACTATTAGCCAAGTCCTCACGGATTTGATCCCAGTTCCAGCCTTTGTCGATCTGAGACAGGTAGTGGCCAATAGCGTTTTCGTCTACGTTACGGTCAAGGATCTGCTGATACAGGTTATTGAGATAGTTAATCTCATCAGTCCGATCACGTTCTACTGTCTGGCCAGCCTTCTCACGAGCCATGCGGTCAATACGGTCTAAGTCATAGTTGCCAGGGCAGCTGGTGCTCGTCCATGAGTTGTGCGGACGGAGTGGTAGGTCACCGTAAGTCTTGCGTAGTTCTGCTACCAGTTCAGCAATAACGTCATAATCCTCATCACGACACCGTGGATCACACTCAATACCAATGCTTGTCTGGTTACCCACCCAGTTCCCTGCGTGCCAAGCAATGTTGGCAGGGTCTACAATACAGGCTACACGACGATCCGTGCCCGTAACGACGTAGTGAGCGCTTACCTGCGCTGCTGGGTTACATAGCCATGCTGTAACGCCCTCAAACGTAGGATTCTGGTTAGGATCACCCCACCAGTGAATAGTAATACTACTGATGTTGTTGCCTTGCCGGCCAGCAGTGTAGTTTGGCGAGTCATACTGCGTAATGTAGTTGTACGCCATTTATACCTCCTTAAATATTAATACAGTTACTGTCACCAGCGATCTTGTATAGCCTACGGTACGCAGAGTTTGCTTCACCCTCGTACTTCCATGCTACCCATGATGTTTGGTTACCTGAGTTGTCCTTGATGTTGACGCATGATAGCTGTGGAGACGCACCATCTTTGCCATCCTTACCGTCTTTGCCGTCAACACCGTTAGCGCCATTAGCTCCTGCCGCGCCTGTAGCCCCGGTAGCACCCGTAGCGCCTTTATCTCCTCTGCACAATCCTGCCGCACAGTATTTAGCCACAGCGGTCGCTATCTGCTCGTCTGATGCGTTCTTGCCGTTCGTGCCGTTACATATACCACCTGAGCAATAAGCAGCAACAGCGCTCATTACCTGGGCGCTTGTGGGGTTGTCCGAACATTTGTTGGTGAGACAGTACGTCTTGATGGCTAACGCTATCTCTGAGTTGGTCGGTGTCTTGCCGTCAGCACCGTCTTTACCGTTAGAACCTACGATTGAGCCTACATTGCGTGCCTCTCCGTCTGAATATGTGAGCACAAGGTTGCCATCCTTGTCTATCTGGGCATTTGTGATGTTTGTAACAGGCTTCTCTACCTTTGTACCGCCTGAAATAGTCACAGCCTGGCCTGGTTTGAGTGTAAATACCTTGTAAATGGTGTAGCCGCTGAATATAAGGCTCAAAATCATCATGATTGATAGGATTTTTAGTAGTGTTTCTCTTTTAAACCATCGAATGACACAGTTTTTCCTCATCGTAGCAACCCTCCCCTGCTGTTGGACAGCAATGCGATGACAATTGGCACGAATGAGGTGATAACTGCGCCCACAACAAGGCGAAACAGCCATTTATTCCTGTCTTTAGCCTCTGCTGAGTCATCCTCAAGGTCTTTTAGGCGTGATTCTATGTCTTTTTTGTATATTTCTAACGCGTAAATGGGCACAAAGTCCTTTTCTTTGCGCAATTCATGCTTGGTGATGGCGTCATCGATAATTTCCTTGACTTGCCATTTGTTTAGCGGTTGATTATCCATACTGTTTTTCTCCTACAAAGCGGAAACCCGCCCGGTTTTTCTCCTTCTTTAGAGATTATACCCCGGACGGGCTACAGATAGGGTTGCTATTTACTCGCTAAACCCTAGATCCTCCTCTTTGCTCTCCGCTTTAGCTTGACGACCACGTCGTGCTGGCTTCTCTGTCTCCTCTTTGGCGGTGTCTTTAGCGCCAGTCGTGTACTGAGCTGGGCCACGGTACGCCTCGTTGAGCCATTTGCTGCGAGCTTGAACGTCTGCAAGCATACGAGCGCCATCAGAACTGCTGTACTGAGCGTATTCCTTCCACATGTGCTCGAGAGCCATGTAGCCAAGCCAGCCTGGCACTACCTTCTCCTCACCAGCGTGGATGAGGAAGGCGCGTTGTGCCCCACGGATAGTCGTATTTGTGTACTCATTAGGCTGAATATGCTCCTCATCATCAATATGCATGTATGCAAACCCTGATGGATACGGAGCGTTATTCTTAATAACCACCATATCGTTTGGTTTGAACATCGCGTACACAATGTCACGGAACGTTTCACCGTCTACAGCCTGAGTCGTTACGCTGTTGCCAAGGATTTGATCCTCGGTCAGCCCTTGATTGATTTGATCCAGATTCATCTATTTTCTCCTTTCACTTTATAGTTGATCTGCGTAGTAATCTGCAATGTCAGTTAGACTAACATTTTTACCAAAAGCCTTATGGTTGTACTCTGGGCGATTGGCTGATGTTGTTTTATTTGCTACACGGCTAGCCGTCTTCTCTCGTGACTTATCCTGGCTAGAACGTCGCTTGTCGTCCTCCGTCTCAAACTCTTTCGGGTTCTTAGCCTTGTAGATGAGGCCGGCGGTGTACGAGCTAATGTTCTCACCCTTGTGCTTTCGGTTGTACTCATCGCGAAAGTCAAGGATCTTGTTCACCAGTTGCACACTAGGATCGGTGTTAAATTCCTCTGTGCCTGGCTTGGCCTTGATCTTAGGGACGATACCGTCATCCTGGAGGCGATCCACATCAGCAATAATAGCATCAAGCTCTGCCTTCTCTTGCTCTGCCTTGGTGGTTTGCTCACGATCAGAGGTGATCTTATTCATAAGCTTTTCTGCCTTGGAGCTTTGGGCGCTCATAGCGCTGTAAAACTGAGCCTCAGCTTTCTTGTTGGCAAACTCAAAGTCATCTGGCAGCTGTGTGGGCAGCTTGATAGACAGCTCCTCGCCGTCCTTGCCCTTCACAGTGATGTAGTCGAGGCTGTTGTAGATGAACTTCTCCTCTGGTGAGGATTTGTTCCAAAGCTTCTCATCAATCTCGTCTGGACGCTCTTCCCAAGGTTGAGGCTTGTCGTCTTTCTTAGGCTCTTCCTTTTTGTCTTCTGCCACCTTAAGGCCACGGCGCTCAAGCTCCTTTAGAAATTCCTCGTCAGAGAGGCCTTGTGCTTTCGACTCTTCCTCTGACTCTCCAGATTCTTTTTCGTCTGATTCATCCTCTGGAGCCTCTTCCGACTTGTCGTCTTGCGTTTCGGTGGTGTCTTCACCCTCACCGTTCTTTTCCTCCTCTGTGGTAGGGTTATCTTGTTGTTCCTTTACCTCATCAGTAGTTTCCTTGTCGTCCTGGTCTTGGGCTTCTGCCTTCTCAACCAGTGCGTCAAAGTCCATCTCTGATAGGTCTGTGTTAGATGATGCCAATGTAAACACCTCCATTATGTTTGATATATACCTAGATTATATCTAAATGGAGGTGGTTATGTCTATAGTCCGAGGCCGGAGAGGATACCGCTTGTGCCTTGATCCTGCACGCCGCCTAGGTCGCCTACAGGCTGTGCTGGCTGTTCAGGGATAGGTTGACCCTCTGCTGGTGGTTGCTGGCCTTGCATCGCTTCTGGTGGCATCTGAGAGGGATCTACGGGCATTGGTGGCTGAGGCTCTGGAATCTCCGGGCTTGTAGGGTGTGATGGATCTACGAGTAACCCTTGGTCGCTAGCTTCCTGGAGTTTCTCACGCTGGCTGAGACTGAGCACCTCTTGATCAATGTGAGCTAGGAGCCTCTGCTGGAGCTTCGGGTTAGCCATGAGGAATTTGTCTGTCTGGAGCTGCTTGTTGTGGGCTAGGATGTGCTCTGGGGTCACGTCATCACGCGGCTTAGCATCAAAGCCATTCATGATAACCGCAAAGTCAATGTAGGCTTCCTCGTCTTGTACATCGCTGCGTACCTCATCAACGAGCATGTTCGGGTCAGTCTTAAACTTGACCAGGCTCTCGTAACGCTCGCTAGAGTCCTTAAGGCCAAGATCCTTAAACAGGTTGTATGGATCAATAACACCAAGCTCTGCCAGCTTGACTGCAATGTTTTCACGACGGCTCTTATCCATGTTGACGGTGCTACCTGGCGACACAGCAATCACAGCGTTGTCTGGAATAGTCTCGCGAGACAGCTCGACGTGGATAAAGTTACCATCAGTGTCGCGGCCAGAGATTTTGTGGTTCTTGCTGTAGTATACCTTCATCATCTGAACGAGCAACTTGAAATAGCGATCGAGCATGTTGTCAATCTCACGCACAATCTCATCCTGCCGGCCTGATGCTTGGCTCTGCATCATCTGTGCTTCACCGAGTGTGCCAACGTCACGCTTCGAGTCATCGCCACGGAACTGAGATGGTGTACCAAGGATATTGTGGATACTGTTCTTAATGTCCTCTTTGTCTTGTAGTACATAGTTAGGCAGCAAGTGGGCTGGAATTTCACCGTAAGCGTTACTGAGAGGCTCATCCTCACGAATATCGAGCACGACAGACTGGTTAGGCTTGCCCGTGAGCTTCTTCGCGTCGTCCTCTGAGATAGCACCAGCACGGAACACCTTAATGCTGTTAGCTGTGTCTGCGTTGTCAATGATCTGGCGGCCACGGCGGTTGAGGATATTCTGGAGAGGAATAGCTTGCTCGATAGGCGATGTTTGGTCAATCATGTGGCTACCATCGTTCAGGTAGTTACAGAAGGCATATGGCTTTGTAGGCTTGTCTGTGTAGTTGCAGATAGCAACACCCTTATTGTCGTACTCGTACATTGGGCTGAGCTTCTTATCTAAGATGAGGTTGTTGAAATACCAAGCGACACACTCACGTGGCTCACCAGTGGTAGTATCTGTAAACCAAATCTCATTGTAGGCTACCACAGTGCTGAGGAGCTTCTGAGTCTTACGCACAAAGCCAAGCTCGTTCATAATCTCCTTCTCTTTCTCTGGGAATTTGGACATGAGAATGTCTACGGTGTCCTCACATACCTCACAGATAAAGCGCGGCTCTTCATCTAGCTCCGCATTGCGGTCGAGAATAACCTTCTCTGGGTTGAGCGCCTTGGCTTCAATCTCTTTACTGAACGGGTTGTACATGAGCTTGATCACACCAACACGCTTCAGGGCGAGGTTCTTGGCTGCCACCTTAATCTTGCGTGAGAGGCGTACCTTTTGGCTGTGTAGGTCTACTGCGCTTTCTAGACGTGTAGCGAGTGTCTTACTAGCTGGAGAGTCGTCCCCTGGTGTAATCTCACACCCTGGGTCACGAGCTGAGACGTATGCAATAACGGCTTGGATACCAACAAATAGCTGGTTGTCCCGATAATCTGCCTGGTGGTAGTAAAGCCTGTCGCTGTCCTGCTTGCCTAGGTAGTAGCGCTCGTTCTGTGCTCGTACGTTGCGTAGATTGAACCCACTTCTGCTATTCCAGTAGGCCTCTGAGTCATTTACCCAGTATTTAAAACGCCGTACAAGCGTAGCGTCATCTACTTCATCGATAGATAGAGCATCACGCTCATCAATCACACCTGTGCTGGTTGTTATATCGTCTACCCTAGGGTCTTTAAATACTTTTTCTTGGTCGTTCATGCTATGTCTCCTGTTTGTCTCTATCATACAGCAAATAGAGTGAGAGAGACTAGCCTTTATCCAAGCTTATCTGTCTCTACCGCTGTTGCAATATCAATTCCAATGTCTTTTGCTTCGACTCTACCACCTGGTGCCATGGTAAACGACTGCTTGGTAAGCTTGTTGATTCTCTTTGCTTCATTCACTAGGAAGCCATACTCACGGTTAGCTGTCATGAGTGTGTACATGAGAGAGTCTAGAGCGTGGTCTACGTTGTTGGGGTCAAGCTCCTCACCACCAGACTCCTTGGCGTAGATGATGGTAGGTAGTGTGTCTATGAGGTATGAGCAGTACTTGCTAAATATGAGACCAGGCTTACCGTCTGATTTGTTAGCAAAAGCGCTGTGGATCATCTGCACTGCTGCTTGCTTCCTGTCTTTCATGAGCTTATCAGCCCGTACAATGCGTGGCCGCTTCTCATCTGGTGCAAGACGTGCAAATGTATCATTAAGCACCTTAGCGATTGTCTCAGAGCCTCCTAGATGGCTGTAAGCGTCATGGGGCAAGGCTATCAAGTCTACCGGGTCTTTGAGGTACATCTCTACAATCCTCTCACACCAGTATTCTTTAGGCTTGTGGTTGCCGTGCAGCTCACGGTAGATGAAAGCTCTGTTCTCCTTCTCTGTGATATTGTCAAACATAGCCCAAAGCAGCACACACTCATCGTTGTAGCCCCAGTCCATGCCCATGACACGGTAATTGCTGTCGAAGGCCTCTTTCGTAACGCCCCACTCGCTGAACTTGGTATAGGTATGCTTACTCTGCCGAAACTCCTCAAACACAGCACCAAACTGAATATCCCAATCACCGAAACGCCAAGCGCGGTACAGCTCTGGGTCTGAATCTTGGAGAGAGTCGAGGTATTTCACGTAGTCTGGGTCGTTCTCGAGCAGGAATGGGTTAGAATCAATAGTGGCTGGTATGTAGGCTCGCCAGATACCTGTACGCTTGTCTATGACGATTTGCCAGTGTGTGACTTGCTTCTTGCCGTATATATCTACCCAAGGATACTCCATCTTGAGTACTTCAGCTCTATCTGGGTCTGGTGCAACAAAACGCTTCTTTACCCAGCCCATGCCTGCGCCACCTGGGTTGGTAGTGGCGAACACTTGAGGGTATAGGTCTTTGTATTTGCTACGAGCCGAGCTGATGAGCTTCTCATAACGTCCCTCGTCTGGTATCTGAGTTAGCTCTTCGATATTAATACGGCAATACTCATGCCCCTGGTACTTTGTGTAAGCTTCAGCGTCGTGGAGGTGGCCACCAATGACACGGCCACAGCCTTTAGCTGAGAGCACCATAGGGTTACGGCGTAGTTTAGCTCCAAACGGCTGGAGGGCTGCCACGGCACGCTCCTCAAAGTCTGCTAGGTCTCCTGCGTCCTTACGAATGACAAGTTGGCGTGCTCTGGTGTCACCAAAGCGATCGCCTATAGTAGCGATAGATACGTCTGTCTTACCTCCACCGCGTGAGCCACCGAATAATATCTCACGAAACCTCTTATCACGTGAGAGTGCTATTGCGAGCTGCTGAGGGCCTGGTAATGGTAGCCAATAGCCCTTTTCTCGTAGCTCATCATACTTTGCTTTGTTTAGAACGGGCCAATGCGACTTGCTCATCAATCCAATCCGTTGGTAGTGTTGGTATAATAAAGCCTCTCATGATAGTTTTCATATCATCACTGGCGTCGATAGATATATCCTGCTTGGCTTTGCCTTCTGTGCGGTCTGCTACCTCTTTGGCTTCGGCCAGGCCTTCTGAGTCGCCCTTGTAGGCACGTTTAACACGCACGAGAGCTGTCTTTTGGAATGGAGTAAGCTCATCACCCTTTTGTTCAAACTCCTCTAGTTCCTTGAGGGTCATGCGGCCTAGCTTGTTGTACCAGTATGAGATGCTGGTGTCTTTTGACCAGCGACCACCTGCTCCGTTCTGTGGGTTATCGCCAAAACCACCCTTGCCAGTAGGGTTGTTGTTCATACCCGGTGGAGCGTTGTATTTCCTTTTTGGTCTGCCTAGCTTATCTGCAGACTTGCTAGAAGATGCTTTAGTCATGCACTAATTATAAGCATTTCCCTTATGAATGACAAGAGGAGAGGCCTCGCAAACCTCTCCTAGTGTGTGTTTTATGTGTATTAAGTGTTTATCTCTGCTGTACTACCCACAGCACCATGGCCATAGCAAAGAGCCACACTAGTATCCTAAATAGGTTCTGAGCTATGTTGGTATCATTACTCTCTATTTCTTCTTGCTTAATAATCCTGTAATCGTATACTGCTTCTTTATCCTTTAGTAGATTAGTGATAGCTGTACCATTGTCTAATGCTGCGGTAGTATATATACTCCATTTATCACTAGGGTTGTGCTTGTAGAGTAGGTGGTAGTAGCGCATTAGAGTTTCTTCCTTGTTTTAGTGTTTTGATCTGAGCCCTTGCCTTTTCCTTCTATCATGTAGCGCAGATAGGCTCGGTTGTGTAGGGTAAGGCTCGATGTGGGTGTTTGTAAGCTTTCACTGTTTGATTTTATGTATTGGTGGAATCTATGTAGTTGATCTTTGTTGACTGTGTTGTGATCAGGCTCGTCGCTAACGATTTTGCCGCTCTCAAGACGGCCTACTAGTCTGTATATGTAGTCTTTGCCGTGCTTCATTTCTTGCTGTAAAAAAGCGATGGCTAGGAATGGTGCTGGTTCTAATTCTTTCTTGGCTATTCCTGTGTCTTTACTGATACGTTCTATTTGGTAGATTGGCATAATACTCCCTTCTAGCGAGAGAGTGACTTACTCATCAGGCGCACATCTTTTACTGATAGTTCATACTTTTGGTCTGGGTCTAGCCTTAACTTTAGAAGGTAGATTGCCTCATCCTCATTGTTTGCTTTAACGATACGAGATAGAGTGTCTGCAATACCTTTTTTACGGTAGGTGATCATGTATGGTTTCATATTAGTTATCCTTATTTACGTTTTATTTGAACACACCTGTGAATAGACAGATAATGTAAACAACAGTTCCAACAAAGCTGAGCATTATTATACGGGTCTCTGTCTCTGTTCTAGTCACAGTGACACCGTTGCACGTGGTTGTACTTACTACTTTGTCTCTCTTGCGCGTTCTTACTCTTTTACTCATCATCGTCTCCTACACGCTCTACGTTAATGATACGGTAGCTATATGGCTTACAGCGATTACGCTCGAGGTTACGGAGGGCGACGCGTGCGTTTTCTGCTACTGTCTTATATTCCTCTTTTTGGCTTCGGCTGAGCCTTTTGTACTCGATTGTGTATAGATACATTGTTAGTTCTCCTTTTCTCGCTTGGTTAGTGGTTCGTATGCTTGCTTAAGTTGCTTGCTGTCCATTGCTAGCTCGATGTTGCTGAGAGCTTCGTCTAGGTATTCTGTAGCGTTATCGATATAGTATTTGTCGTCTACAAACTCTCTGAGGAGGTTGAGGCGGTATCTCATGTCCTTCAGTTCCCATGACTCCTGGTAGAGTTTCTTTCTTACTTTCCAGTTCTGCATCGCCCCTCCTAGAGATTCTTGTACTCAACTACTGATACATCTGATGAGCCGTTGCTAAGCTCTGTGACACGGAGTAGACTCACTTTCATAAACTCATCTGGGTCTGCTGCTGCGACTGCGTAGCCAAACTCGTCGAGTGCTTCGTCCTCTGAGCTAATATCAGATGATTCTTGGTTGTTCTGGTGCTCATACTCACTGATGAGTGGGTTCCATACGTATACCTCTCCGAGCCGTGTGGTGGCTTCAATGGTGTAGTGTGTGTAGATTGACATTGTGGCTTCTCCTCTTTGCCTTATGTTTATGTTTGTATTGTACACCCTGTGAGAGGGCGATGCAATAGATTTTAGCTATTTTGCCTGGTAGAATTTACAACAAGCACAGGTAAAGTTAAACCCCACCGAGGAGATGGTGGGGTGTTACATGGAACACAGTTACCGAGACAGCACATTTCGTGCTATTGTTGAGGGTTGTCTCGCGGACTTGCCGGGTAACTAAAGATGATAAGTATTCCATGGAAGAAAGGTATTGTGTGTTCTGTGCCTAACCACGTAACAAGGAGGAACCAGGCACAGATATTATGGTTGTAGTTAGAAAGATTCTACACCACGGCTACAAGATGTGCTATAAGGCTGTGCCTTATCTACCATTCATTATACTCTTTTCGGATTTTGTTTGCAATTTCTTTGCAGCTCATCTTGCCTGATTTTACGTTGTCAAAGTCACGCTGCAGCATGGTGAGTTTGTTCTCGCCTACCTCCTCTAGAAACTCTGTGACACGTCCCTCGATGTTGCAAATGTCTCCGTATAGGCGAATGTCTTTCTCTATACGCTCTAAGATAACTTGAGTCGCTGGATTCTTAGGGAGGTGGCATTGGATACCCGCCATTACGAACTGCAGTGTCTCCTCTGATTCTCGTAGGTCTTGTTTAGTTTTCTGTGTCTTGTATGTCATTGTAGTACTCCTCTTTGATTTGTTCTTTTAGACGACACATCTCATTTGATATGTCAGTTAATTTGGTCGATAGTTCTCGGAGCCATTCTTTCGTGTCTGAACTGAGGTAGGTAAGTTCCATCATCTGGTAAATCTGCATCGAGATAGATAGTAGATCAAGCGAGCGACTGAACACTGTTTTGTCTATTGATGCGATAGACCGCTCGTCCTGTTTAAAGAAACGGGAAGTGTCATAGTCGCTAGTGTCGCGCCAAACGCCGTCTTTGTCTTGCTCTGCTACATAGACGCGTAAGTGGTCTTCGGCATTAGCTTCTCGTAACGAAAAACTAAATTCTTTGATAGCTGTTCGCTTGTCCTCTATGTATGCGTCCACTGTATCCTGTGTAAACCCAGCTACGAGCGGGTACCAGGTCTCCTGTTTTCCATCCCGCCTTAACGCTATAATTTTATACATCTTTGTCTAACTCCTCTAATACTTTATTTTGTAGATCCCATATGAGTCGAGAGAGGCTATATAGTTTGTTGCTGATACGCTCAATTTCTCCCCTAGTTTCTCTTGAAAGTTTAGATAATTCTGCAATCTCACGTAGTTTTGCTGATGTTGTTTTCATACTTAATCTAGCTGTGCCAATATCTACCATGATTGATTCTGTCGATCGCTCATTCTGAGTGAATTGCCGCTCTTTGAGTGTGTGCCACGTGCCATCGGTGCCAACCTTCTCGTGGATTAAAACGCACGACATATCATCAGGGTTCGATTTGTCTATTGCTCTTCGGTATTCCCTGAGTGCCTCTGTGTATTTATAGTATCTATTTGTCGGTATTTCTTTAAATGTGAATAGACCCAGTGTCGGCTCCCAATACTGCCACACACCATCGCGACGTATTGCTACCACCCTATAGATTCTCTCCATTATTCTCCTTCTCCTCTAAAATCAATTGAATGATTCGTTCTCGTGCGTTGTATACCATAATATCCTCGATTACCTTTGTATCACTTTCTAAATATTGATCTGTAATATCTGCTAACATACTAAACTCCCGTTGCTAGGTATACTAACCCTGATAGAGCTAGATATACCGAATATAGCAGACTAAGGAATAGCACAGATAGGAATACCGTAGTGATAAAGTCCATCCATAGTTTTCGCATGACGCTAGCCTGGCGGTATTCGTAGGTTTCGTGTAATCCTTCGATTGCTGTAGTAAACATTGTTATTCTCCTCTTTCTGCCCACCACATTGTTTTGTTTTTAGTTACTTCACTGTGCTCATCAACCAGCGCTGCCAGAGAGCCTTCATGTTGCGTGCCCAGCTGTTCTTGATTCGAAATGCGTACCAGTCGTGGTGCATCTGCTCAATCATGCCTTCGTTTTCCATCTGCTCGAGCTTGTATGTTACGTTGTCCATTGTTGTGTTCCTTTCCTTTGGTTATGTTTCTACTATACACCCCGTTGCTTACGATTGCAATACTTTTTTACGACTTTTTCGAGTCTTTTTTACAACGTTTAGATGAGGGCCAACTGGTACCCATTTATCGTCCTGCCAGAGGTACAATGTTAGGTCTTTGTTTTGATAAAATATTGTGCGAAGTAAACTTGGATTTGCTCGGATGGCTAAAGATACAACTCTCGCGCCAAGACTGCTCTCAGCGCGAGTTAGAGGGTTATTCTTCATATTCTAGGGCTCCTAACGACTCAAGGTCTTCATCTAGTGTATATGGTTTCTGACGTACTTTTGTTTCTGCGTATATATCTTTATCTTCTGGATCGTCTAGCGCTGCCTCGCTGCTAGAGATGCCGGTTACTGGAGGTAGGTTGTCCATGCTCTATTTACCCTCTGTATATGCTTTAATGAATTTATCACGAGCTTCCTTGTTCGCCATAAGCTTAAAGTCGTGGCCGCAATGTTCTCGCCATGCCTTGGCTGCTTCAGCTTCAGGGCCTGTGCTGCGGTTGTCTTTCTGATCACCCATAGCGATGCGCTGCTCTGGAGGCAGTGTGCTATCGTCCTTGATCATTTTCATATGCTGTACAGAGCCCTTGGCAAACATTTCGGTTGTGCCGTCTGCCATCTTTACTGGCATCAGGTTGAAAAATTCAACCATGCGCTTAACTTCTTGCTGTGTGTTCCCCTCGATGGTGTGTTCTGTTCCATCATAGGTGGTGATTTGATATTTTGTCATAAAGCATTTTCTCCTCTCTTGCTTATGATTCTATTGTATATCTAGCCACCGTAAAAGTCAATGTTATCGTAGTCAATTTTACGAGCCTTCTCCTCGCGCTGCCGTTGGATCAACTGCTCGATCTGTGCCGCCTTCGTCACAAGGTCATATACAGTCTTTACAGTTGGTTTAAATTCATATTGCCACTTAGGGAACATGAGCCGCATAAAGTCGAAATAATTTACTGCCGACTCCAGGCCGCGGGTGCGCACCACCTCTTTTACCCATTTGCGAGCCTGGTTGTGGTTTGTAATAGAGATACCAAGTGATTTAGCTGCATCGTAGAAGGCTTTCTCTGCTGGGTTGTAATTCTTTCGTGTACTCGACATTGGTGTGGCAAGGTCACCATATGGGTTTACAGAGGTGGACTGTTGAGTAGCTGGTGTGTTTTGGGCTACGGTTGCTACCGCAGAGCTGGATACGGCGCTGGTGCTGGCCTCAATCTGCTTGGCTGGAGTTTGTTCTTTCTCTTCTTCTGTTGCCTTGGCTTCTGATTCTGCAATAATCTCTAGCGCAATATCGTCTGCCTTCTTTTGATCTATAGTATTGCCACGACGGTCTGTATTCCCTGCTGCGTCATTACGCTTTACCCACTCATTATACTCAGCGTTTGTAAGTTTGCGCATCTCTGCTGGCTCTTCTTCTGCCTCTGGCAATAACTCTTCTACAGTGGTAGCTGGAGCGATCATAGGGTTTTTATTCTCTGTTAATTCACCATTCATGAGCTTTTCAAATCGAGCAGCCGCTGCATAGTCTCCCTTTTTGCGGAGGCATTGGATTTTAGCCATCTGCAATTCTCGTGTGCTATTAAGAAAAACCTCATCATATTCATCACTCTTATGGTTCTCGACAATATTGTTAAACGTCTCTGAGGATGCCCCGTCATCATATTTGTTGTCGAGCAATTTTTCCTCTGGCGTCTCAATTGTTGCCAGCTCTTCCTCAAACGTAAAGTCATCTTTGACATTAGCATCCTCTTTGTACGATAGCTCCCACTCCACTGGTGCCACCTCTGTACCATCTTGCTTATACACCCTTCGGTTGTCTTTATCTACCGTGAGTAGCGGGTAAATACCTTTACGTTTCTGGATCCCCTTGCTCTTATACAACTCTACGTGGATCCAACCCGCCTTGCTGAGTAAGCTAAGGTAGCGTTTGATCGTCCGAACACTACAATAATTCTCACGTGCAAGCTTCTCATTGCTAACTTTAGCATACCCATCATTCTGAGATAGGTACTCGATTAATGTGTACAGTTGCGCTATCGTTTCGTTGCATGTCCTGCCATCTGCCAGGTAAGCACGGATAAGCGGCGCGTACGTTGTCCGGTAAAACCTTACTGGCCCATTTTTACTTGTCATGATTTTTATCCTTTCCTAAAAAACTAAAACCGCCTACCGAAACGAGTTGTTTTGCTTTGATAGGCGGTAAGCGGTTTTAGTTCTCACTCGTTTTATTTATCAAAGCTTCTTCATTATAGCGCACTAAAACCTATGAGTCAATACATTTCGCCTATCTTTTTTATAAAACCGCCAGCTTGCTGGCACGCTCCCGCGCAGGGAGCGTAACAAAGATGTTTTGTGAAAAATCGATTTTTCCGAGAGTACTTAATATCTAACTTAATGAAAGATCCTACTTAGATCCTACTTATGCGGGTCACTGCTGGCCCTATACGCGGGCCACTGCTGGCCCTATAGATCACTGTAGGGTGTCACTGCTGGCCCTATACGCGGGCCACTGCTGGCCCTATAGACTTTCTGTAGAATCTCCCAAAAACCCCTTGCTTTTGCTTGTCATATGAGCTACAATAGAAACATAAGCAAGAGAGGAGAATTGCATGACACAACAAGAAATTACAAAACGTGACGAGAAGAGGGCGTTGCAGCTTGCGCTGAAAAATCAGTACGAACCTGTCGTGCCGCTCGCTAAGGGGATGATCAGCAACGCTGAGAATGAGAAGCAGACACTCAGCCTGATCGCCACCCTGCATAAAAGCGTCCTAGGCCTCACCAAGACGGGCGAGATGCGTCCAATCGGTGACTTACGGGTATTTATGGCTATCGCTAACCAATATGGTCTAAACCCGTTTAAAAAAGAAATTTACGCTACATATATCTGGGACTCGAACCGACGAGGCGAGGAGTTAATGCCAATCGTGAGTATCCACGGTTTGCGTAAGCTAGCACGGAAGGGCGGCGTTTACACCCACACAGGCGCAGCAGAAGTTAAGAAAGACGGTGATAAGCTCCTGAGCGTCACAGTACCTGTATTTGGCCGCTGGGACAACACGAGCACGCCGATCGAGGTAACACGCTACACAGCCTATTACGATGAGTTTGTGCGCACTAATCGTGAAGGTATGCCAATGAGCAACTGGAAGACGATGCCCACTGTGATGCTCACCAAGTGCGCCGAGGCTAACGCATTACGTGCAGGCTTTGATATTGCAGGCATCTACGTAGAGGAAGAATTAACAGCTAACAGCGTCAACAGCGCGGAGGAGAGCGACGATGAGTAGAGTTGACCACTTGTCCTACTCGGCGATTGTAACGTTCCTGAACAACCAGGTGGAGTTTCAGAAGCGCTACATAGCAAAGATCTATGACAACCCTAAGACACCATCACTAGTGGTAGGCACGAGCTTTCACAAGGCCATGGAGACGTTTTATGATAAGGACGGTGGTGATGTGCAAGCTGCCATTGAGGCCGGCCTAGAAGAGATGAGCTATGTGAGCGACTCTGAGATTGACTTTGGCAAGACGGGTAGCCGTGAAAAGATGATGCAAGACTACACCCGACTCGTAAACAAATACTTCGAGGAAGCGCCTCACTACGACGAAGTGGTAGACGTTGAGAAGCGTCTCGAGGCTAGTATCGCTAACGTCCCTATGGTAGGTGTGATTGACATGGTGGTGCGCGACAACGGCCTGCGTCTTATCGACTATAAGACGGTCACAGCTTACAGTCCTGATGATGAGGAGAGCTACAAGTACCTTATGCAGGCATATATCTACCTCGTATTAGCAGAAGCGGAATATAATCAGGAAGTAACAGAGGTAGTATTTAAGGAAATAAAGAAAACAATCAACCGTGACGGCTCGCCGCAGTGTCGTGACGTTGCTTTTGATCGCCAGTCCGTCCTTGCTTTCGCACCTATCGCAAAGAAAATCATTACAAACGTATTTGAGTACGTAAACGATGACCGGTCGAAGTTCTTCCCCAATATGAACGATCGGATGAACGGCGCGAATAGTATGGATATTATCGCTAACCAGCAAGAGGGCTTTGACGCCGCCAAGATCAAACGACAAGTACGAGTGGCTGATACCTTCGAACAGCAAAACGTTGTCATTGATGACGGAACAGGTACAGACGAGGAGAAAATCCTCCGTAAGCTTATCGAGTTTGGTATTGGTGGTAAGATGGGCGAGACATACGTAGGGCCACAGGTAATCAAGTACACGATGCAACCTAACCGCGGCGTGAGCATGAAGCGCATCGCAGATAAGGCCAGCGACCTGGCTATCGCCCTCGAAAGCGAGTCTGTACGTATCGAAGCACCTATTGCGGGCACAAACCTCGTAGGCATTGAAATACCGAATAAAGATCGTAAAGTTGTTCCTCTTACAGATGATCACCTCAAGCCTGGCACGTTCGAGTTTCCTATCGGTATGGATGCCTTTGGCAAAGTTCACTACTGCGACGTTATAAAGACACCTCACCTATTGATCGCTGGCCAGACCGGCGCAGGTAAGTCTGTTATGATCAACGTAATCCTGGACTGTCTCACAAAGCAGCTCACACCAGAGCAGATGAAGCTAGTGCTTATCGATCCTAAAGAGGTTGAGCTTGCGATGTACGAAGGTGACGAGCATCTGGACGGTGATATTATCACGAGCCCTAAGGATGCCTCTGAGAAGTTCCATTGGCTCGTAGAAGAGATGGGGCGACGATACAAGGAGCTACGTAAGCAGCGTGTACGAGACATTGCAGACTACAACGGTAAAATGCCTCGCATCGTGGTGGTAGTAGACGAGTTTGCCGACCTGATGATGACGAGCAAGAAAAATCCATTGTCGAATATAGACTACGAAGGGCTCAAGGATGCCATCCTAGATGAGGTAACACTCACTGGCGGCAAGCTCACCAAGGCAGCTCTTAAGGCAGCCGTGAAGCGTGTGAACGACAATACCACGCCTTCTGCCGAAGAGTCTATTATCAGGCTAGCACAGAAAGCACGGGCAGTTGGTATACACCTCATCCTGGCTACGCAGCGTCCATCAGCAGACGTTGTAACTGGCCTCATCAAGGCGAATATACCGACCAAGATTGCTTTTAGCGTCACAAACTCGCTCAACAGTAAGATTATCCTAGACGAGGTAGGGGCTGAGTCTCTCACCGGTAAGGGTGACCTACTTTATAGTGACCCAACAGCAAAATCATTGCAGCGCCTACAAGGCCTATATATCTAGAAAGGATAATAAACATGGCACGTACAGTAAATGATATGTTCAAGGCTGAAAAGATCAAATGGCTAGAGGAAGCGCGGGCTACGGCCCGCCATATCCTCGAGCACCAGAAGTTCATTACCATCGAGGATGTTCTCAAACAGAAGCCTCTACCGAAGTTCCTACACCACAATACCATTGGTGGGGTGTTCCGCACGCTAGACTTTGAGTGTGTTGGGTGGGGACGCAGCACACGACTAGAAATGAACGGTCGCTATATTAGGCGGTGGAAGTTGCGAGATAAATAAAGTCGGGCGAAAGTGTTGACTTTAGCTAATGCTTGCGTTAGAATAGAAACATAAACAAAAGAGAGGAGAAACTCATGGAACAACAAAATAATAACGATAATGTGGCTATCGCCATCGTAGCTTTCGCACGAGTCGCGTATACTGTGGTTCTCGGCTCGCTCACGGGCTGGCTGCTGAGTGTAAAGGGGTTTGACCACGGTTTTTGGTGGGGAGTGCTGTCTGTCGTCATGATTTTATGGGCAGTGAGCAAAGCGATTGAGACAATCTCATTTATCACACTAGCACTAACACTGAAGGATGACTAATATGGCATCACTAAAGCAGCAGATCGTAGAGATATTGGACAAGTCAACCAACAACGGTATGAAGGCTAAAGAGATTATAGGCCTTATCCATAGGGGTATTATCCAGGCACAGTACGATATGTGGGAGGAGCAACATAAGAACCGCAACACACCATCAACCTCTGCTACAGACTGGGCGGTTGCGATGATAGAAAACAAACTATTTGGGAGGCTAGACAATGGAGAATAAATGGCGAGGCAGTGCACTGTGCGCACAGACAGACCCGGAAGTTTTCTTCCCACAGAACAAAGCATATGTGGATGATTACAACGGGTACGACAATTACAATGCAGCGCGCAAGATCTGCGCAGAATGTCCAGTAAAGGGTGAGTGCCTAGCAGATGCTCTGATGACTGGTGATGTAGAGTATGGTATGCGCGGCGGACTAACACCACGCGAGCGTATGGGTATCTTAGCAACAAAGGTGGCAATGTATGAGTAAAGACTATATAACCACGCTAGAGTTGATCGACGAGCTAACAGCGGCCGGGTTTCGGGCATACCTACAAAATAAGCCCCATGGAACGTTTGTAGAAGTGTATGAGGACACCTGGGACGCCGGTAGTGTACAAGTAGACAAGATGTATAGTATGAAGGTGACAACTAACGCAGCACCAGACTATCGGAAGTACCTGCTCAATACACTATACAGATACGCATCAACACCACTAGATAGGCGAGATGAGCCACTGTATAAAATTGGCATCAAAGATACTACATTATACCTCATACATATCAATGATAAAGAGATGACAGTGACCGCAAACGAAAAGGCTGCCAAGGCCTATAGAGGGGAGGAGGTAGACGACATTATCGACTCGCTAAAAGGGCGTGGTGTAACCACATTTGCAAAGGAAGTTAAAAATGCTACTAACTAAATACAAAGTACAAGAGTTGGTTGAAAACGCCAAGATAGACCTGGATGATCTTTCACAGAATGTTGGAGCTTTTCTGGAGGATGGAATTGACGATGATGGTATCACACTCGTGTACGCAGCTAACGACATGTTGAAAGAACAAATCATAGATGAATTATGGAGGCTGTCATAAAACAAAGAGAACTAAAAGAAGCCGTTGAAATGTTCAACTATAGAATAGATATTCTAAACCCGAGCACCACACGAATCTATTCCCGCACACACGATGGATCAATCTCGGTAGATGAAGTGTACGGAGGATACAAGGTTTACAATGGCGAAAGGATGCTTGAACCAATAAAAGAAATTATATTGGGGCTGGTAGAAATATATAACAACACACCACTAGAACATCGAGAAATAATGAACGGTACTAGGGTGTTAGATTACTACAAAAGAAAGGAGAATGAATGAACTACAACACACCAAAACTGAACCAAGAAACTAACGACAAGTGGGCACAATTCGACACATTAAGTGACCACTTGCGCGGACATTGTAAACATCAAACGGAGGAAAGTATGACAGAATACAAAAAACACATTGGCCAAGGTAACGATATGATGATAGACAACCTGGCATTGCCACGAGAAGCAATGAAGGGCTACAATCCTGAGCCGCACGAGGACTTTGACACTGAACCAGTCCAACCCGCGATGTTTGAGATGCAAGAGGTTGTAGATGGTCTCCCAGAGAGCGAGCTACAAACCTACAAGGATCAGATGCTTGCAGAGATTAGCGACCGTGAGGCTATTGTGGATGCTATCAATCGTCGGCTCGATGCAGTACAGGCTAAGCAATACACGGGTGGTGTGCGCAGCGCTATCACTAAGCAGGTGAAGTTGTAGGACGGGTAGATGGACAAACCAAGCAAATACGACAAACGCCAAACACATGGCGAAGACTACTACAAAAAGATCGGCAAGCTAGGAGGATCGGCTAAAGTAAAGAAGGGCTTTGGCAAAAACCCAAAGCTCGCCTCTATCGCAGGCAAGAAGGGTGGTAGCGCTACACCATATGCCTCGCTCTCCTTCTCGGCAGCAGATGAAATACAGCGAGTACTCCTTAAAAACGAAAAGTTTGACGTAAAAGAAGAAAAGAGCCGTTACGAGATTACCATGAACAGTTCGGTTCTATCGATCATTCCGCGCTATAATGGACGCATTAAGAAAGCTATACCACGAGACGACCTATCTGGCCGTGTCATGGCAGAGAAAGATATGGCCGTGCTAGAAACGCTCAAACTAATGATCGTAGAAGGCATGTACCGTGGCGAGGCCTAAATACGCAAAAGAGTCCACCATCCACCAGATGGTGGTGGACTATTTAAAGTTACAGTACCCAGGCGTCATATTCCGTACAGACTTTAGCGCTGGTGTTAAGATGACCATGGGGCAAGCCATCAAGCATAAAGCCCTACAAGAGGGTAGAGGCTACCCCGACCTGTTCATCGCAGAGCCAGCCAGGCTAGCAGGTGATTGGTATCACGGGCTATACCTTGAGCTGAAACGTGAAGGGGTGCGCCTCATGAAGAAAGACGGAAGCTGGGCAAACGAACACTTTGCTGAGCAACACGCCTACATGAAGCGTCTGAGCGAGCGAGGCTATCGATGCACCTTCGCGGTAGGGTTCGATGATGCCAAAGACAAAATAGACAAATATATGGCTATGACAGACTACAAAGAAAGACGAAAACAAATACCAAACGATCAAATTTTCTAGAACAATGCTAGAAAGAATAGGGGGGGCGAAAAGCCCTCCTCATATGTTAGTATTAAGTTAGAACAGCATTTAATCATAGGAGACAAAATATGCTAGTAAATTACGGCGTAGCAGTGCCAGAATCACAATTTACCACGACTCCAGATAAGCGTGGCGTGATTGGCCAAATTGCATTTACAGATACGGGACGCCAGTTCCGTTACTGTAAGTCGGCGGACACCGACACTCAGCCATATTGGACTGGGATGAAAAACGACGCTACAAACAAAAACGGCAGCTTGGCAGCTGACGCTAAGACGGGCGACACCGTTATCCAGCTAAAACCAGGCCACCAGGCTGACGGTTGGCAGGATGGCACCATCCTTATCAACAACAAGCAACTCCTTGAGTTTGTTCAGGTTTCGGGCGACTACGTCTACCTGCGTGACCAAATTCTCGAGGACGTTTCGGCCAACACTGGTGTGCAGGTTCGTCCTAATGACTACGACAACCTCAAGAAGGTTACAACAGGTGCTAAGGTTTACACTCGTAGCGCTGTGCCGGCTGGTCACTATTTCTGGTGCGAAGTATAGTCAACACCACCTAAGCCAAGAGAGAGGCTTCGGCCTCTTTTTTGGTTTCTACCCTAATGCTATAATGGATACACAAGCAATAACTAAATAGGAGCACAACAATGAGCGAACAGTTACACGTTATGCCAGGGTTCTGCCTGGTAGAGGTAACTAATAAATATGGCTCGAGTCTGTCTATCTCACAAGGTGATCACGGCAGCCATACGAGCGGCACACTAAAGGCTGTCTACATTCACCCAGACGGTGTGGCCACAGATAAAGAGGAAACACTTTCGAGACTCCTCGGTAACAAAATATATTTTACGAAGTATAACGACAGTGAAGAGATTGAGGTTGATGGCAAGATGTTCATATTCGTCCCTGTAGACGCTGTAAATGGGGGGTTACTGGATGCCTAAACAAACATCAGTACGTAATGTTATCCGTGGTGCCGAGCTGCGCGAAAAGATCAGTATGGGAGTTGAGAAGGCCTTTGATGTAGCTTATTCCTCATACGGTGCAAACTCCGGCAATATCATGATCGAGCATCGCTTTGGCGAGCCTCTCGTATCCCATGATGGTATCACCAATATTGGCCGCCTCGTAGTTTCAGACCCAGTAGAGAACATGGCTATTTCTCTTGTGCGCCAGGCTAGCGAGAAAACAAACCGTTCGGCTGGCGACTCTACAACCCTTACCATCGTGATGACCTATCTCGTCTACAACTATTTCAAGGAGATGGCGAAGGATAAGCCACGCGCTGTACAGAAGCAGATCGAGCAGAACAAGAAGGCTA